TTATTGAAATTCTGGGACAATATACACCTTCACGTAAACACCATTATTCATTGCGAATTGCTCTAAAGTTTTTTGTCTGTATTCCGTTACTGTAAAAAAATGAACGATTGGTATTTTACCCTTATATTTATTTTTGTAGTAAGTTGTAAACTCACCATACCTTTTCATTTTCTCGCTGTTTATATTCATCATCTGTGTCCGATCTATTTCAACAGCATTTAATATTCCTTCTTCATCTCGGAATTTTACATCTGGAATAATTGTCTTCTTTTTATCATCTATTTTATAACGTATAGGTGTTTCTATCTGCCAGTCATCCGGACAAAACAGATAGAGCCACGCTTCATTTCTCATAAGGCTGTGCGCTAATCGAATTGTTGGTACTATTTTTTCTGTATCATCGAATAGTGTACGCCCTTTTTTATTTAAGTAATATACATATTCTTTTTTATACACTGTACTATTAACAAAAGATTCCAAATCCTTTAATATACGGTTTGCATTCCTTATACCACCTAAATCATGGATAGCCATTAAATGCCTACGTGTAGCAAATTTCAGCCTTCTAATCGAGGTCAGAATCATCATCTGACGATTCAATTTGATGTGTGTTTGTATGTTCATGTTTCTCCACCTCATATTGTTTTAGTACATTCCACATCGTTTCATTAGAAATATAAGGTACTTGAATTTCTGTTAATCTATCCGTTTTAAACAAAGCGCGTCCAGGTATACTTTTAATCGATTCCAATCCACATTCATCTATAACTACTTGTGAAGCTGTTTGTGTCGGTAATCTAAATCCTAGCTTCGCATCTGAATTTTGCTTAACTTGTCGCGGCAATGTATCTCCGGTCGGATATTGTGTACAAAAAATTAACCTGAATCCAAGTGCTCCACCAATCCTCGCTATATAAGAAAGCATTCTCTGACAAGCAATTAATAACTTTTGCTGCTCTTTACCCATACCTTTATCCGGGCAAAGTTCAGCACCTTCATCAACTATGATAAAATGTCGTTCTTTTATATTTGTTTCTACAACGTTTGTATAATGCATTTCCTTCATATGGCACATTTCTTCTTCCATCTTTTCAAGAATTGTATTTAAAACCTGAAACGCTTGAATCGGTTTTTCTGCTATAGATTCAACTTGCTTTAAATTTTGATATGGCCCGAATTCTAATCCACCTTTTAAATCAACAATGTATAAATGAGTATGGTCTGATTGTGCTGTAATAAGAGACGTCATTACATTCTTTAGAAAAACGGTTTTCCCCATCCGCGTTAAACCACCTAAAGTCATGTGTGGCGTTTTATCAAAATCATGATAAATTAATTCTTCTAAGCTTTGCCCTATAGGTACAAGCCATTTCCCTTGTTCAACTAATGTTTCGGACCATCTCCACTTATTAGGTATGTCTTTATGAAATACCCGAATGCTTAATTTATAATTATCATAATGAATCCGAACTGGTTTGTTTAGCCCCTCACTCACAACATCCTCAACTTTTTGAATGATTTTACTCGGCATACCTACAGGTAAAGTGTAAATATATGTTGTGCTGCGATCATCATCAATTTGTTTTTGAAACTTAGGATAATGCAACTTATCTTCCCTTTTAATAGCAATCCCACTTACCTCAAAAAAGACTTGGATCTTCTTTTTATCATCATCTTTTCGTTTGAACTTATCACTTACTAATGCATAAGTTAGCGCTGCTGTGGGAACCAGTAGTAACTCCAACATAAACATTTCCCCCTTAAATATCCTATAAGGATATCATTGCACTCTTTTGGAATATAACGGGACAAGTCTTTCTTTATACCTTCTCTGTTGTCCCGCCCTTCCATATTGTATTCCTTCATAGAAACATAACTAGAACATAACGTAGAAGGTATAAGAACGAGCCCGTGAGCGTTGTGTACAAAGTAATACGTGGAAGCCAATGAGGAACATTCTTCCCCATTTTTTCCGCTACCTTCATTGCAACTACTGACAAACCTGTTGCCGTCCAAATAACTACCGCTTCTCCTGCGAGCGTCATACCTATTCCTCCTCTTCTTTTTCACGAAATATAATACCTTTTCTTGTAAGGACTGCATCATAACAGTCCATTAAAGTTTCCCAATTTAAAATATCTTCTTCCTCACCGTATAGATCCTCTTCAATAACCTGGGATAAACTGAAATATCTTTTATATTCCTTGTTATTAAACACTTCATGATTTTTCATATGATTCATAATTGATTCCGTTTCTGCTCTTGATCTGGATTCATTGTACATCGAGCGTAATTCCTTTGATGGATGAAGATATGGGGTTGTGTTCAGATGATTGTACTGCCAACGCATGTAATCCTCTCCCCTCTTGATGTCCTTAGTTCCACTTGGTATTCCTCGTGGTCTTGGTATAGGTATATGAACTAGAATGAAGGAATTTGCCTGTCCTACGAGAAAAAATACAAAAGACAAACATAAAAGAGGTGGTAACATGAAAAGCCGTTTAAAAGAAATTTTAGATAACCGAGGAATGAAATATAGTTTTGTAGCAAAAAAAGCAAACATCGCAAGCTCGACGATGTCAGCTTTAGTTAAAGGTGGATTACCTACCTTACCTGTTGCATATCGAATAGCTAAAGTGTTGGATATGCGTTTAGAAGATATTTGGATTGAAGATGATTATGAGGACAAATAAAAAAGAGCCGCTCAACAACGGCTCTTTTTTTATAAAACTATTCTTTTGTATAGAAGTATTTAAGTCCTTTCGCATCTAACCACGCTGTTGCTCGATCTAGTTCATTCCCTTGGCGATATGCTGTTTCAAATCTAACTAATCCCTGTTTATCTCCATATGAGATAATACGAGATTCATACCCAAGAGCATCCATCATTCCTAACATTTCTGGTACTAACGCTGTTCCGAATTCATACGTAACAACTTTATTAAATTTATTCACTATAATTTCCACCTTTCCTGCGTCTTGTAATTTATTTAAATTTTTCATGCTAGATGCTCTATTTGCACATTGATTTTTAAACCACTGAACACGTCCTTCATCTAACATTCGATGCGGACAGTACTTCCCGTTTCTCTCTTGATGAGTCTTAACTTTACTGATTGGAATATCAAACTGAATCATTAATTGGGCGATTACTTCAATTGCATTTAATTCAGCCTTGCGATATCTCGCTCCGCCTGATTGTGAATAACAAATTTCCACCCCAATACTATGACGATTCCCTCTCCCATTACCATCTCCAGCGTGCCATGCATTTCTGTTAAAAGGAATTAACTGAATAGCTTCTTTATCATCCACAGCGATATGAAATGATGTTCCAGTGCTATTGTTAGCGACATTATTACGCTCATTTATAGCCGGTGCGTCGTTGTACGTGTTATGAAATGTGATTTCTGTTGGATTCATCTCATACGGGCATAAGGCATCGTATCGACTTCTTGGCACTAACATTTGTTTGATTTCCATTACTCAACATCTCCTTTTTTCGTTTCTTGTTTTGCTTTACCACCTAAAATCTCAACTGCATTTGTTAAAGCTGAAGGTAAAGGAATACCCATTCGACCAGCATTTTCTAAAAGTGATAACAACTCATTCCCAATAAAGAAAAAGATTGTTGCTTCACGAATAGCGCTATTGCTGCCAAACGCTGAATCTAACTGCGCTGCAACTCCAACCAAAAGAAAAAGCACCACCTTTTTGGCGATGCCTTTGAAACCAACTTTACTTTTTAGCTCTCCGTTATATCCCGCTGCGAATACTCCTGTGATATAGTCGATAGCTGCCATGATAACTAGAACTTTCAATGTTGTATCCCATCCTCCCAAAAAGTACCCGCAAAAAGCTCCGAAGGTAGCTATAAATGTTTTCATTAATACATCAATACGATCCATCTTTCCACTCCTTTATTCAAAATAAAAAAGCCCACTATTGCGCGCTTGTAATTAAATCTTCTCTTCCTTCTTTAGTTAGGTAAGCATCGACACGTTCCTTGTATTTCAACATAGGTCCGTCAATTACTACTTCTTGATACGTGTAATGTCCTTGAATAATCATCATCGCCATAAATTCAGCCATTTACATTCACATTCCTTTCAATGTTTGCTGCATGATGAATTCAGCCATTGCCGCTTTAGTTACTTCTAATTCAGCTTTTAATTTATCCATTTCAGATAGCTCGGTTTCTGGTTGCGGTGGTAATTCCGGTTTCAATTTAATCCACTTCCCATCCTTGAAAACAGGATCATAAATTAAATCTGGACAAACTTCTAAAGTACAATTTTCAGGAATATCAGGTTCATAACCTATAACAATATCATTTTCGTAAATTGGTTTCTCCTCAAGAGGAAGCATTTCAGTAAATCGCCCTTCCTTGTCGTAGCAATATCCATAGTATTTAGCCATATAGATTCCTCCTTAGTCGACTACATAGGTGATATTTTCTGCCAGTTGTTTCCCCTCTGTAGAGGTGTTTCCACTATTACCTATAAAGACGTTACCATCAACACCGATGGTAACTCGACAAACAGTACCATCGTGAGCCAATGCGTTAATAAAAGTCGTAGTTAAGGGTCTCATATCTACAGGAAGCACTGTCATTAAGTTACTAGTTGACCCAACTTTTCTCTGCATGTAACATCTAAATGTAACTGTATTCCCACGTCTAAAAGCTACAGGAGGGTTGTTTGAGTCAACTGCTAAAGCATCAGCTGTCAAGGTTAAATTAGCTCGTCCGTCTTTAATCTTTGTTACTATGTTGGTATTCACTACTCCGTTAGCAACATCTAAAGTTTTATTGGCAGAATCCCACTGTAGGATGTTGGAATTGCTTCCCCAATCAAATAAGTTAATCCCAGATTTTTTAAATGATATACCTGCACCGTAAGTGCTAACTCCAGTCTGCGCTCTAAAGACTTTATCCCCAGAGGAAACATCCATTGATAAATGACCTGTCAGGGTATCTCCACTACGCTTCACGACATCCATTTTATTCAGTTTATTTTCTAATTGAGTTAATTGTGTATTGATTGAAGTCCATCGACTATTGATATCATTAACTAGCCATTGCGCTTCCTGGATTAACTGTTCTAATTCGGAAATATACGGCCCGCTCATTGTATGTCCTGTCATCGCATCAGCTAACGTTACTATCCCAAAATCTTGAGTAGATGCCCTGACTGTTCCGCCTTGTTCAATTGAGAAGTACGATCTTCTTCCAACTCCTGCAACTCCAAACGTCTCAGGTCTAAAAGTATATTCGAAGTTTCCTTGTATTGCATTAATCATCTTAACGCCCGTTTTATCACGAACATATGCGTTATTAGGTTTCAAACCTTCATAATAAATATCTTGTCCAGTTAAATTATAAGGAACACCGCTGTCCACAATAAATACATTCACTGTAACAGTCTCTTTATCTCCCTGACGACCAGTAACAACTGCATTTAATTGCGCATATTGTGTTTTGTTGATATCAAGGATTAATCTGGTTTTCATAATCTATTTCCACTCCTTTGTACTCAGATTCATCAATTTTAATTTCACCGTCCACAGTTACTTCTTCTGGCATATCACCAGCCATGTCAAAAATACTCGATCTTCTTTTTACAGATCGAGCTAACATAGGTCGTATTGATAATTCTTCCTCTTTCACAATCTTAATTTCATAAGAAAATGAAATATCATTATCGCTTTCCACAATGAAATATTTTGCATTACGTTCAGAAACCCAGATATCACCGCGACCATATTTGCTAATAAAAACATGATAATTACTTGTTTCATTTTGAAAGAAAATAGGTAAATCAATCTTAACTTGTCCATCCACAGTTGCGCTCTCTCCAATGTGGGTAAAGGTTTCGGAAGAGTTCATTACACTAGACATTTCTTTAGTTGCGTTAACTGCTGCTAACGATCTAACTAAAGTTTGTGGTCGGTCTATATTGTTATTGACTAAAGTTCTATTTACAGTTGTATTAACAATAGCCCAGTTATGCATATTTAACTCGCCATATGCGTCTAAATTATTTTTGTAAGCAACAGTAAACACTTCGTAAAAACTTCCGTTAACCGCATAACATAGCATTGTTTTCGTTGCGCTACTAACAGCTAAAGAAGATGAACTTGTTTTAAACACACCGTTATTAAAGCGGTTAGTGCCCGAACCATCGAATCCAATACCTCCATTGGCGTAAAACGTTCCGTGAGAGTAAGAGTAATCGTCTTTGATGCCTAAAATATTAATGGCAGTATCTCCGGACAAACGAGAAAGAGCGATGCCAGTATCAGAAACTAAAGCTAATTTATCACCATCAGAGAAACTTATTTTTTGTATATATTTATAAGCTATCCCATCACTACTTTTGTTAAAGACAAGTTTAAAACCGTTAGTAAATAAATTTTGCCACATATGGTTACCTTTCATTCCATACATACTAGGGTCATCTACAATCTCAAAATACGGATTATAGTAGTCTGTGTCAGTATTGTAGACAGACAAACTCAGGAACCTACCTGGACGGATAGCGACGCTTACGCCTTTTTTACCCGGCATATCCGCTTTTCCTTGGTACCCCAGGAAACCAATCATTGTTTCGGTATCATCAAATACATTAAGCCTACCTATGGAGTCTAATTGCATTCTTCTTTTCCCGTTGACTCGCGACTCTAAACCCTCAGGTAATAATTTAATTACGTCACTAAATTCATTAAATCCAGTTTGAACCATTGAAGCATTTAATTTTCCAGTTGTTATGAAATCAGCTACGATTGATCCATCCATCGTCATTGCTAAACCGTATGGTCCATTAATGCCTTGACTAGAATAGCCTAAACCGTTGATATTCCATTGCCACACTTTTCTAGCTGTTGATTCCTTTTCTGTATCCATAATTAAGATACGTTCTGGATAAATACGAACATGACCGCCAAAACCACTGTTAATCAAATCAGTAGCACGATCCTTAGCTTTTTGTAAGAAACTCGTTTCTAATCCGTCTAGATTATCTTGTATTCTATCTACTTTGTTAGCCACATCAGTAAATGACTCTTTATAGTTTCCTAATGTGATATCAATATATTCTTCGTTCAATGGATCGTATTTGTAAGATACAACTTTTGCCTTGACGTCAATTCCTTCGTCCAAATGTTGAACTGTTACTGTATCCCCCATATAAACACGTTGCAATACAGCTAAATCTTTATATTCTTCAGTTTGAGATAACTCCTGGAATTTAATTTTATATGTCGCTAAAGGTTGATCTACATGCTGATTATTGAACATCGCTATTGAAAGAGCCCGCAATTTGTTTAATGCATCCGGTAATGGTAATGCATCGTCGTCATTAGCAGCATCGCCTATTTTAGCTTTAACTTCAGGAAAATCGATCTTTCTAATTTTAGGATTAACATATTTATTAATCAGTGGACTAGTAACATACTTTTCTGGTAAAAGTAGTTCATTAGCTCCTTGTGGCATTATCTTTGTAATTGGACTTTGCCAATCAATATCCGCTTCATATCCTAATAAATCCTTTTTATGTTGGATTACAACACCGCGATCCCTACCGCGTCTAGCTAACATTCGAACGTTGAAATTGTCTCGTAATAGCTCACCACCCCAACGATTCAAGAATGAGTTATCTTGTCCATTATCCAATAAGAATTCTACAGGGTTTTTTCTAACTAATCGTGCGTTCGCGATGTTCTCAATATCGCTATAAAAATCAAATTTAGTTGGATATTGTAGAGAGCCTTTAACTTGATCTAAAGCGCCCATTCCTGATTTACCCACGATGTTTGTATCTTCTATGAAGTTATCCACCAAGTCGTAGAAAATGTGATAACAAAACACTTGTACAATACCATTAGTTGGATGTGGATTTGCCACACGGAACAATTGATCTCCATCAGGAGTTGGCGCTTTGATTAAATATTGTCCATCTATTTCTAAACCATGTGGAGAAAAAAGAGGATATTTAAAACTTAGTGTATAAACACCGTTTAAAATTTCCTCAATTTCAGCTTCATAAATATTATTATCAAGAATACCTATACCATTGTGGGTAAAGTCTGTTTCGTTAGGCTTATAAAGTGTAATCAAATGTATCGCCACCTTGTTTCTATATCGATTTTAGATACACTCCCCGTCCACGCTATTGTGTTTTCTCCCTCTTTGAATGTAGGGAACTTCCCAACCATTTTGTTATTCATAGGAGTTGTATTGTAGTAGCATTCCATTAAATCAGAATCAACAATAACAAAAGGATTAACGTCTTTTACTTGGAATGAAATTCCGTTAATCTGTATCGTTATATTTCCTGTTCCGTAAATCGTTAATTTCGGTAAAGAATGTAATGTACCTTGATTTATAATCGTAACGGGATTTGTTATTGTAATTGGCTGTTCAATAGCATATTCATAGGGATCGGACTTGAATGTAACTTGGAACTTCCCGTATTCCTCTATCTCGTTTTCAATATCACCGATTTCCACTGATTTGATCTTTCTATAAACGAAATCATCAGTAAAGGAAACGATTTTAGCGCTCATTATCCACGCTTTTATTTTTCTTAATAAAGGTTTGATATTTTCATCTTCGAGTAAATTAAACTCAACTGTAAACTCAACATCTTCATAACCTTTTTCCTTTGTTAAAGCACCGTTTTCTCTTCCGTCAATTTCAATAAATTCAACTTTCTTTTTAGCAGTTGGTATTTTAGGGCGCTCTACCATGCAAAGATGGTAGTTTTGCCCCAATTTATCATTTATTCGGATATCAAACACGGTTGGAACCTCCTTTTCCAACGTTTAACGATTGCCCTTTTTGAGCAAACCAATCATCAGCTTTTTCGAACATTTTATTCATATCACTTTCATTTCTAACCGTAGTGTGGAAAGTAACTTCATTTGTGATTTGTTGTGGTTGATTATTAATAACGTTCATTCCAGCCTTACCAGCAAGTGCGTTTCCAGCTAAACTAGGTAGACCTGAAAGCATTCCGCCGCCGCTTAGAATACCGTTGACCTTTGACATTGCATCTCCTAGAATTCCACCACTTGCGAACGTTGTAGGCGCACTGAAGGTCATAGGAGCCGCAGCTAACATAGGCGCAAAACTTCGAGAAGCTAATGTAGGTGCTTCACTTTCGTTGTCCACACTTATACTGAAAGAGCTAAATGGATTCAATTTACCGATCATATCGCCAGCTGAATTCCATGCATCGCGAACTTTTCCGACTACTTTGTCCAACCATTTAGAAACACCTTTGTATAAATCATAGAAGTAGTCGATTGCTTTTTGAATCGGTCTGTATACAGAAGTAAGCGTGTCAGAAATAGAATCCCAATTATCTTGGACATAACCTTTAATTCTATTAGTAATGCTAGATGTTTTTGAAGACATATTATCCCAAGCGTCACCTACTTTATCTTTCACTCTTCCCCACACTTGCCCAGTAACCGAGCTGATAGTATCCCAGTTATTTTGAACCTTCCCTTTCACATCACTAGCTTTGTCACTCGTTTTAGAAGAAATTCGATCCCAAGCGTCGCTGACTTTTGTTTTTATTTCTTCCCATTTTTGAGAAGTAGCGTCCCTAACTGAATTCCAACCGTCAGTTGCTTTTTGCTTCACATCTGATACCTTTTCGCTTGTCTTGCTAGAAATTTCGTTCCATTTATCACCAATATACGTAGATACTTTGTTCCACACTTCTGACGTTACGCTAGAAATCGTATCCCAGTTGTTTTTAATAGTATCTCTAATAGGACCGATGAAAGACTCTACAGTATCTTTTATCCATTGCCACGCATCACCAAGAATGGTTTTTATTCCGTCCCAAACTGAAGATGTGAAATCTTTAACTGCAGTCCAGCCAGTATTAAAAATCTCCTTTACAGTTCCGAAAAATTCATTGGATACAGAAGAAATAGCATCCCACGCTTCTTTGATATAACCTTTAATCCAATCCCAGAATGCAAGTACGGGCTCTTTTATTAATTCCCAACCTAAAATGAAAGCTGTTAATAATAGGCGTAGCGGGAATGTTATGATATTAAACAGGATATCCCAAGCTGTTTGTGCAATAGTTTTCAAACCTTCCCAAAATAGAGAGAATCCTTCTTTTATGCCTTCCCAAGCTTCAGAACAAACTTGAGTAAATTCGTCCCAAATACCAGAGAACCAGTCACTTATTCCTGTCCACATGTCACTTGCTATTTGTCCAAATGCAGTCCAGAAATCAGACCATCCAGTTTTAAAATCTTCCCATGCGCCACTGAAGTATTCAACTACGGAATCCCAGCCTTCAGATACAGTTTTACTTAGAGAATCCCAACCTTCTGATGCGCCTTCAGCGATTCCATCCCACAAATCAGACATCCATGCAGAGAATTCATCCCATTTTTCACTTAACCAGTCAGTTATACCTCCCCAGTTGTTAAATATAGCTATTACAGCTACTACAATTGCGATAATGCCAGCGATAGCCGCGACTACAGCCGCTACAGGAGCGCCAACGAATCCAGCTATTGCAGTAACTACTGTTCCAATTATTCCTCCTAAAGTTCCTAGCCACCCGACTATGGTCATTACAACCCCGATTATTGAGCCTATTCCCGATATCAATGGCCCTATTATCAGCATCAATGGTCCTAAAGCGGCTATGACAGCTAAAGTTACACCTATAACCTTTTGAGTTTCTGGTGATAGTTTACTGAAAGCATCCGATAAGGACTCGATAGCATCTTTGATAACTGGCAACGCCTGTTCAGCTAGTTCTAAAAATATTTTCCCTAAAGGTTCTAAAGCCTTTTGTAATTCACGATATAACGATTGTGCTTTTTGTCCGAACGCTTCTTCTTGGAGCATCGTAACGTTTGCCATCGCTCCGCCTACATTTTCGAATTCTCCACTAACATCAGTGAGACTTAATACAGCTTCTGCACCCATATCTTCCCAACGTGTAGCAAATAATCCGACACCAATTTGGTTTTGTTTAACTTTATCGTCCATTCCTTTTAAATCGTTTATAACAGCCTTAAAAACGTCAGCTGAAGTTGCTTTCCCATTGTTAAAAGAATCCCATATACCTTGAGTCTCTTTAGAAAGTCCGGCAAAAGCATCAGCCGTTCCTTTAGAACCATCTTGCACTTTCTTTCCGAATTCGGCTACGGTATCATTTACATAATCTAAGTTATAAGCCCCGTTTATTAATCCGTTATTAAGAATGTCCATCATTTCTTGAGATGTGAAACCCGCTTGTTTGAATAATGGAGTGTATTCGGCTAAGTTGTCTGTGAATTCACCAGACTTATCAAGACCGGCTTGTAATCCAGCTGTAATAAGATCGAGAGATTGCGCGCCATCCATACCGTATTGAGTCATTAATGCAGAAGCACCACGAGTTGTTTCGCTTAAATCAACATCAAACGTTTTAGAAAGAGCCATAACGCCTTCTGTCACGTTTTGCAATTGATCCAATGGAACATCCTTCATGTTTTGCCAGACTTTCATTACAGCGTTATCTACTTCACGTAAATTTTCACCCCAGCCATGCAAGAAAACATCTTCAGCTACTTTACCTACATTCTCCGCACCTTTAGCTGTTAAGCCTAACGATGCTTGAATTTGCTTTTGTGAAGTATCGAAATCGTTCGCCCATTTACCAGTAACACCCATTACACCAGCAATTGCAGGAGTTACGGTACTAGTTAAGTTTTTACCGATTTCTTTTGTCTTTTCTCCTACTTCTTTTAATTTATTACCTGTTCGTTCGGCAACGTTTGCTTGTTCCCTTAAAGATGTACTTGTTTGTTCGACTTCATTTTTCAATCTCATTTCAGCGGTTCTAGCTTCATTTAACTTAGTTTCTAATTTGTTGACTTCAGCAGAATTCGATCCATATGCGCTTTTTGCGGCTTCTAATTGTTGTTCTAGGTTTTTAACTGAACGTGCACTTAATTCTAATTGTTCACCCAAATGTCTTTGTTGCATTTGTAGTTTTTCTGAAGCTGATAAGCTATCACCTAAAGCAACTCGTTCTTGTTCTAAAGATGATTTTAATTTATTGCTTTCTGTCACTAATTTCGCTTCAGCTTGTTGCAATTCGTTTAATTTCTGTTTTGACTTACCTACTTCACTATTTCTTTCTGATTCAGCTTGCCGCGCACGATCTAACGCTTGTGTCGTCAATTGAATCTTATTTGACATTTCAGCTTCAGCAATTTGAGCTTTTCTCATCGCTTCTTCAAGCTTTTTTACTTCAGTAGAGTTTTCTCCCCACACTTGTTTTGCTCTCTGTAATTGTTGAGCCGTTTCTTGTGTCTTCCTTTTAGCTAGTTCATATTGTTTCTCCAGTGTGGATAGAGAATTTGCATGTTTATCAACTTCTGATCCAGTCAACTTCATTTGCGTTTGTGTCAACTTTAGTTCTTGATTCAAGGCTCTATTTTCGCGGTTTATATCGTTAATATTCTTTTTATAATCCGCTGTATCAGCCCTAAACTTTATTACGGTTTCTTTTGAAGGTCCAGCCACTATTTTTCACCCTCCTTCTCCTGAAGGTAAGCTTTCCAACCTTCGTAAGCACTTTTGTTTTCTGCTATTCTTTGAACATCACGTAAAGGTAAATGCCAGAAAGTTTTTTCCGAGATTTCAAAAATAAATACGTATAAACTGTATAGGTCTACAACGCATTCAATTTCAAATTTAGGAAGTTTTAAGCCTTTTTTTTCGCTTTATCCTGGAAACCTTGCGCCATTTTGTTTTTATTTTTCTGTTTACCTAATACAGCACCGAAAATTTCAAGTGCCTCTGTCATATCAACTTCATACTGTTTCATGAATGATTCAAAATCTAAAAAGTCCGTTCCGTTCGCTTGACGATAAGCTGCATAAACAACGCGGATAGAATCCAATAAATCCATACTTCTTTCGTTACCCGTGCTTAATAACGTGCTTAGAAACGATTTGCTAATGATTTTCTCTTTTTCTAAATTAAAAAGTGTCCACGCTGTCAAATTAGCGTTTACTTTAACTTCCTTTTCTTCTCTTGTTTCCGGGTTTACTAATGTGATAGTTTCCAACATTTAAATCTCTCCTTTTAGACAAAATTAAAGAGCGCTAACTAGAGCGCCCTAAGCATTTTCATATTTTTATTATTGTGTAACCTTACGTAAATCAGCGGGATCGAGTTTAGTTAACCATTTTGTTTGAACATCAGCCGGTAAGTTAATACCTTCATAATAGAATTCACCATAAGCGTCAGGTAAAGCTGTAATTTCTACTTCGAATTCAGCTAACTCGTCCGCTCCATTTTCGATACTCTTGACAAATCCAGTAGCAGCAGAGCAATTAGGGAACGCAATTAAACGGTTATTATCTTCGAATGTATCGTATTCTTCAGCGACGAATGAGAAGTCTTCTCCCACACTTTCAATGCCGTACGAGTATACGTTATCGATTAAACCTTCGTTTTTAAGCCCGAAAATTTTACGAGCCACTTTCAGTTCCATATGACCGGAAATTTTAACCGTTACTTGTGTTGGTTTAGATTTTTTCTTTTTAGTTACACCGCCGCAAATTTTTGCGATTGATTTGATTTCCGTTTCTGCATCTAATTTACCGATACATCCGAAAGGCGATGTCATTTGTTCTCCTTTAAATAATAGGCTTGCGTTCTTAATTTCGACGGCGTCAAACACGTCAATTGTAGTTGTAGTCATTTAATTTCCTCCTAATGTCTTATTAATTTCTTCTATTAAAGACTTATTTAATTCCTCAACAGAATAATTTATTTCTTTTTCAACACCGCGATCCATGAAGTCTTGCGGTGTTTTTTTATGACTCGTACCGACTGCAAGGTCCGGGAAAACAAGATATCTATATTTTTGTTTCGGTCTAAGTCTTAACGTTAAATTTTTTTTCGTGTCAGAATCTATAGCTTGAAAAGATTTAGCGTGTTGTTTTTTTCTATCTGAGACAGGAACTAAACCTAGAATAGATTTTTTCATAACAGGTGCGATTTTATCTTTTAAATCGGCGTTTATTATTTTTTCGGCTGCATTAGGAAGTTTCATAATGTTTCTTTCTAACGTTTCGAATTGCGTGTAATCAGCAGTGAATTTCCATTTAGCACACATACTTAAAATTCCTTGTCAATTCAAATGTGAGTACATCCACAAAGAATTCAGTATCTTTCTTTTTCATTCTGTCTTTGAGCGATTTATTGCAAGTGTGGCCAGTTTTAGAAAGGCTGCCCATGAATTCCAATTGTAGAATGTCCAAGTCTTCTCTATTTTCCGAGAAGAAATAAACAGTAACTTCTTGGCTATAATTTGTAGCGCCTGTCCTTTCGAATCCGCCAGTTTCAAACACCACATGATTAATTGTGGATAGATTAGCTTCATCTTCTTGTACAATGTCCTGGTAAACTTGAGCGCCACTGAAGAATGATTCTAAGTGCTCAACCAGTTTGACATTATACTTCTCAATCAGTTCGTTCAGTGTCATCAAGACCACCTACCTTTTGTAGATATAAATACATATTGTTCTTAGAACGATCAGCTTTAATGACGCTATAGGAAACATTTCGCAATTTTACAGTTAAGTTATCTACATCTTTATTCTTTAAAATAGGAGCGAACAACGTTTCAATCTTCATATCTAACTGTTTACCAAAACTTTGAACCAGTTGAATATCAACTTCACGACACGAAAGTTCCGCAAATCTGAGTTTGATAATCTCTACATTGTCGTATCCGATTATTTTCTTAGCACTATTTCGAATTGTTTTCTTCTCCATAACACTAGCAATCCCATCATTGTAAGTCTTTCTATGCCGTTCAATTGCCATTACACTTCCCTCTCTTTTAGGGCTACATGTAGAATCAGCCTTGAAAGTGGTTGATAAAAGTTAGTTTCATATTGATCGAGAGCGTTGTTATACTCGTATCGGATGCGGTTTATAACTAACTCACGTGCGGATAAGTTGACTTTTAAATCAAGTTCAGCGCCTACTAAATCATTAATATAGTAAACGGAACGATCTATCAGCTTTATGATGTTATTGTCTTCCTCATCCCATGTAATCGCTAGCGCTTCTTTCACCTCATCAAGCAAATCAAAAGGTGACACTAAGGTCACCTCTGATTGATTATTTTCCATTAAGGATCACTCCTTATTCACCTGCTGGTGGTGTTACTGCATTAGGATCAACTAAACCAGTAATATCGTAAACTAAGAATGAATCATTACGATCAGCACGACCGTTAGCATACATTTTAGCGATGTATAAATCTTCGTCTTCGATAGCACGAGTTTGGTCATACACATCTAAACGTTGTGCTCCACCTAATCCTAAGAAGTAATCTTTTGCCATACCTACAACCATTTTTCCTTTTGGAACAGCGTTAGATTTAACGAATGAACCTGGAATTGGAAGAACATTGTAAGCATACGTTCCATCTGCATTAGGACGTGTAGTGTAACCATAAACTTTAGCCCAGTAATCAACTGGATTCACAATTAGCATTACATCTTCAGGATTACGTTTACCGTCACGAGTAAGTAATGCCATGATGTTTCCTAATGTGTAAGGAGAAAGGTCTTTTAGAGTAGCTGTTACAGCTTTATCAGCGTGTTCGCCGTTTGTAACGTTTAGTAAATCTTTCATCATACCGATAGGTTGATCTTTACCAGTACCGCGTACAATCGCTACTTCTAAAGCGATTTTTAAGGATTCAACTAATACAGTGCGAACATAACGGTCTAACCAAACTGGACCTAAATCAAGCATTGCTTTACATACTGGCATGAAAGCAGATAGTTTATATTGGTTCATGTTAATTGTTTCGAAACCTTCGTCTAAAAGTTCTTTGTGAGCAGCACATAATTTGCCCCAGAAAGCTGTTTGAACGTCACCCTTTTTGAGAATCCATTCAGTTAAAGCACCAACGTTAACAAAGTTGATTTTAGATAATAATTCGTGAGAACCAACCAAATCTTCAAATACTCGTTCAATAACAGTTGGTGGCACTAATGCTTCAGTACCAGCAAATGAATTACCTGCAATTACTTCGTTATAATATTTTGTTTCTTGGCTAGTTAAAACTCGTCCACCACGTGCAGCTAGGATAGCTTGATCACTAGATTGTACAGAAGCTTGTTGTAAAATTTCATTTTGAATACCTTGTGCAAATTGTACTAAAGCGTTGTCTACTTGTTCCGGCGTACCAGACGCTAAAACCTCGCTTAAATTTTGAACATTTTCGATTTTGCTTTCTAAATCTTTACCCATTGTAAAGTACCTCCTATAGTTTGATAGATTTTAATAATGAAGCCATAAATTTTGCTGATTTTTCAGCATTTTGAATACGTTTGTCACCTTCGTTTTCGATAGATGCTTCTTCTTCAGGCTCTTCAATAACTGGTTCTTCGTTGTCCACACTTTCAATTGAATCTACAATTTCGTCACAAAAACCATAAGATTTAGCTGTTTCAGCTGTCATGTAAGTTTCGTTATCCAATAACTCTTCTAATTCATGAAATTCACCGTTAAAACGATTTCTATACGATTGAATTAAAGCATCATCAACATCGCGCAACATCTTGGCTTGCTTCTCTAATGAGTCAGCGTTACCGTATGCATAAGTTGAAGCTCGATGAACCATCATTGTTGTATTAGATGGCATGATAATTTTGTCAGCTCCCATTGCGATTAAAGAAGCAGCAGAAGCAGCTAATCCATCCACATAAGCAGTAACTTTAGCCTTATGACTTCTTAGGTAGTTACAAATTGCAATACCTTCAAATGCATCACCGCCACCAGAATGAATGTGTAGTTCAATTTCGTCAGCATCAATGTTGTCGAACATTTCACGCGTTTTCCTTGCGTTAATGTCACCCCACCAACCAGCGCCAACGGTTCCATGCATATAAGCAACAACCTTTTTACTTTCAGAATCACTCTTGTTGTCCATCATCAGAAATTTCGGTTGGATCTTCTCCATTTTCATCACTCTCACCTCCTTTTAAGTTGCCACTTATTTCAGCTCTTTCGTAGTTCTTAGTGACATAACGTTTATTAGCCCAGTCTTCATTGATTAATTCGCCACCTAAACGCTCGATCACATCGTTAATACTAAGACCACCAACGGCGAATAGTTTGTCCACAGCATTAGCGAACTTGGTTAGATCAAACAATTTAAAGTTTTTCATGTCGAACTTGATGTAAGTTTTAGCTAGAAATTGATCTCTAGTAAACATTTTACGGTTGTATTCACCCGCAATCATTTCACCGATAGGACGAACAGCGAATAATATAAAATTGTCAAGGTCACCAGTTGGGTTACCAGAAGTAGAGATACCACCTTCACTTATGCCACTCAACAATGATGGCGGAATGTGGAAAGCAGAAGCTACAAAATCTAGCATATCTTTTGCAAGATTTTTAATATCTCGTGTGTCCATCTTTTGTAAGTCTTTGCTTTGATCTTCTAAATTAACTTGTTCGGGCAGGAATAAAACAGAAGCAAGTTTTTCAGGATTTGTATAGTCTCTCATTTTCTCCTCAAAAAGTGCTTGCGCCGCTTTTCCGTTCTCGTCCGTTAAAGAATTCATGAAACGACCTTTCATTAAAAATCTAAGTCTTCCATTCCCTCTATAATCAGACATAGCTTTTGCTAATAATGTTCCGTATGAGTTATACAAGCTATCAATAACTTGATTAATAGACTCCTTCGAAAGCACGAAATATAAAACTTCTGATTCTTTGTAAGTCTTACTTAGCAATTCGCCGTTGATTGAGACCGTTTTGTAAGTAAACTCTTTTAAACCATTCGTAGTTTCGCGATAAAAAGAATCTGCCACCCACAATTCATTGCCTATTGGAATGACTAACGCTTCATTTTCGTAAACAAGGTTATACACAACTTTCGTCCAGAATTCATGAGCGCTTTCGTTTTTGTTAGGTGATACATTCAATTGATAGTAGTTCAAACTTCTTTTTAATTTGCCATCCCTGTAAGATTCAAAGTCACAAGCGACTAATGAACGTGCAATTAAGTCGATAGCAGCGTTAACGTATAGTTTTTTGTAAGCTATTTCCGCTTTTAATTGCAGTGTTTGGCAATCTGGATCTGGAATTTCGCTACTACTACCACCAAAAAACGTTTTAACTAGTGTTCTAATTCCCAATTGACTCACCTCCTTTAGTTAAAATGACCATACTTGCATATCGTTTAAATCGACTGCATAGTCTTCAATTTCTCCATCGAAATTTAATGCATGAGTGAACGCGAAAAACCCGTCAGTTTTTCTTTTGACAGGGTCGATTTTTTTATATTCTTTTGAGCCATTACCTAATTCATCCACATAGATATTCCCACAATACCAACGCATAACAGGATCATCGTGGAAAACAATATTATGATTGATGAATAGATGTTGGATTAACGGGTCTAACATAGCATGAATATATTGACCACGACGTACTACCTTTACTTTTTCATGGAAACCAGCTTGTTCTAATAAAGGCTGCAAGATTACTGAACGGAATTTATCAATGGCGATGTATTTAATATCGTATTCTTTTGCTTTATCTAAGAACCAATTGATAACACGTTCTGGTTTTATCTCTTTATCACACACAATGGTAAATAGTCCTTTTTCCACACCTATATCAATGATGTCCTGGTTTATATCCTGCATTTTCAACGCTTCGTGCCATATAAACGTGTGATGAATCCAAATACGCTTACCATTCACCTTAAATAATAAACCTACACTACAGAAGTCGCGTAATTCAGCGAAATCTACACCACCAACGCATTGATATTGATGCAAATTATCTGGTAATTCTTGATCTGTCGCAAGAATATCCTCATAAGTAGCGATTTTATGTTGGAATAGCTGCTTCGGAATGTTCATCCTTTTTGTCATGAATTCCACATGCATCGGAATGTTAGTTTGACAATCGGCCCATTCTTCTTTCATCGTTTCGAATAGTTCCGTGTTATCTCTAATAGAAGGATTAGCTTTTTCCCAGTTTGCAATATCTTCAACTTCTTCTTCAGAGTCTAATTTGCAAATGAAAGGGAAAATCTTACTGTTTTCAACTTCTCCACTTAGAACCATTCGAGCCTTTTCTTTCATATCATCCAAAACGCCACCACGGACATATCCATCCGTTGTTAAATAGAAAGTTCGGCCGTCTTTAACTTTACCAAGCGCCGAACGGAATACTTTAATTGATGCATAGTCTTCATATTCGTGAATTTCATCGAACCAAACTGATCCAGGACGCAAACCATCTTTTGTTCTAGCATTAGAAGTATTGTATTTTAAATGTGATTTGTTCTTTTTATGTTCAATTAACACTTTAGTTGTATTGAAAGACTTCTTCAAAACACTATTTTTAGGGTTGTCAATCACATTTCGAACATCTTGAAATGTAGTTTTTGCTTGTTGTTCAGAAGTTGCTACCCATTCGATATGATAATTATCAATTCCGAACTGCTTGGACATCATATAAAAATTATGCCAACCACCATAGCCATTTTTACCGCCACCACGACCCATTAAAATTAAAATCTGATTCCAAACTAAACGGTCGTTATCTTTGTATCTAACTCCATATACGCAAGCATTAACAAATCTTTGCCAAGCGTAAAGTTTGAAAGGGAAATATGGCTCTGGAATTTTAACACTGTCCTCAATAGCTTTTGCATCAATATAAACATTTGGATCATCTAAAGTTTTTCGAACTAAGGCCATTAATTGTTTTTGCTCTTTGCATGACCTTATCTCTCCGCTTTCCACACTATACATGTACTCGCTAATGTACGGGTGATATTTATAAGGAAGATTAGACTTCTGCTTCATCGTCATCCTCCTCACTTACCGCTTTAAGGCCAAGTTCATTAAGAATCTTTAACATTTGCGTATTGGTCTTATTCAACTCATTAATGCTATCGTTTTTCTTCATAAAACCATTAGCACCTAAAACTGAAACGCCGCGGTCTTTCACATCAGCTATCAATTTATTTTTTATATCCCAAAATGACATATAATCTTCTACTAAGTCCATAAAATGAGCGTGTATGATACCGTTTGTGCCAAGTTGTTCATATAAATCATCTCTTATTTTATTTCTCAGCGTTTTTTCTCTGCTCTTTTGAAGCTTTGCAACCTTTTCTGAAACATTTTTTAGACCTTTTTCATTTATCATGTCTTCCCAATAACGGCTACGCCATGATTTAACAGTGCTAACAGATACGCTATATTTATTCGCAATATCCTTGTATTTAACGCCTTCTAAGAAATCTTTGAAAGCTAATTTATATTTACTTTGTTTTCCGCTCACAATATCATCACCCCGCTTTTTTATTAGATTTTTTCGAAGATTAACTTTAAAAACATTACTTAAAAGAACGAAAATAGTCTTGTATATTTTTACTTAGCAGGAAACAATATCAACTGCATAATGATTACAAATACATATCAAAAATTTTCACCATCCAAGTGAAGTGGTGGTGTTTTTTTGCGATTTTTTCTGTCTCACGCGCGGAAAGCAAAAAATAAAAAGACAAATCTCCCCCCCGCGTTGCTCGGTCCCCCAGCAAAATTGTTTTTAAAATTTACCCGGGGGGTGTCTCAGGAAATTTGTCTTAATTTATTTTATAGCTAAACCAAAGAATAGCTCAGCATATTCAATAACAATGTGAGCTTCTGTTAAATTCATATTTAGATAATGTTCTAACCAATGTTCACGTAGACTTTTCTTTACAGTTTCAAGTGTAGTCTTCTCACATGCTCTTGGATTACATATGTGACGTATCTGTTTGTATGTTGTGTAGATATCACGTTGAAACTGTTTGAATATATCTAAAGCGCGTTCATCATCTGTTCCATCTTTCATTAATGTCTTGATGAATTGTAAGTCATATATGTTACCTTGTATCGTTAGGCTGTCCACACTTACCACCTCTCTTCATCTACTATCGTGCAACGCTTCTTCACTATGTTCTTCTCTTTGTTATGTTCTTTGTTATGGCATTGGATACATAACGTTTCTAGGTTACTTAACGCATAAGCTAAGTCTGGTCTATCACGTAACTCCTTGATGTGATGGACGTTCCTACCCTTGCTATACTTACCTTTGCGCTTGCACTCCTGACATTCGCTGTTGTCTCTTTCTAACGCTTTGATTCTAATGTTCCTTCTCCAGTAATGATGCTTATAGAACTTAATGATATTATCTTGCTCATATAGTTTATTAATCTCTTGTATCGTTAGAGGTTGCATGAACTATCCTCACCTCTCTTTTAATCTCGATTTATCAATCACCCACGTCTTGCCTATCTTCTTTGCTGCAATCTTTCCTTGAGCGCATAAGTTCTTAACATGACCAGATGATACATTAAGAATAGATGCAGCTTCCTTTACACCGATTGTATTATGTAAGAATGTATGCATGTACATAACCTCATCTCGCTCCTGTTTGTCTTGATTTATACAATCTGCCTTAATTCAATCTTACCTTCCAAATAATAAATTAAATTTAATAACAGTAGTGCTTCTCCACTCTCTACACCTAGTTTATATTCAACTTCCTTTATCTTGTCGTCGCATTGGCTCTTAATTGCTTCTTCTCGTTTTACTACTGCTTCATATAGTTCTTTGTTGTTCTTCTTAAGAATTTCATGAAGTACTTCCACAGTTAAAACTCGTTTCTTAGCCATCTTCTTCATCCTCCTCCAAAATAAAAAGCACCCGAATGGATGCTTTGCTATCATTTATTGATTTGCATTTCGATTACGGTATGTGAAGTTTTATTCTTCTTTCAGCTAACAACCACGACAGACACCATCGGAAAACTTATCAGGTTCTCCTAATTCTGTCTACCTAGGATGTTGTTAGCTCAAAGAAGAGCAAAAGCCCCTCTTCGCTTGCATAACGTAATTTACAGTTGGATGTGAAATCAAGAAACAACTATTCATCCCATCTGCAACCATCGCCACCGGTTATGACGATCCATTTTCAATTATCAGGAATTTTGTGAGTAATGTTTTCCGCCATTTCTCACAATACAAATATATCACGTTGATTCCAAAACAACCGGCACATTTCCTGCCAAAAAGCGGTCATGACTCTGCCACTTATTTTTATATTCTCCTCTTATGTATTTTATCTCAATGACTTACCCATATCTTATATTGTGTGTAACTGACCCCTTCGCTGAATCCCTTGATATCATTGACTTTACAATACTTTCCCTTTTGAGTTACACAGTACGAAATTTATGAGTAACTGTATAGTTTTCAAAAGAAAAAGCAATGCTTAGATTTTAAACCTAGTCATTGCTTTATCCATTGCATCTTGGTTTACCCCTATATAACGCAATGTGACCTTCTCTGACGAATGATTGAATATCTCCATGAGTAATGCTATGTTTTTTGTTTGCATGTACATATGATAGCCGTACGTCTTTCTCAGCGTATGTGTTCCTATTTCGTCTAATCCAAACTCCGCCGCTGCTTCACTTAATATCTTATATGCCATGCTACGACCGATTGGACGATTTCTACCTTGTCTACTTTTCAATAGGTACTCATTATCTTCTCTTTCTTCAATAAACCATTTAAGTTCTCTTTTCAATGCTGCAGTAATTTGTATTCGTTTCTGTTTTCCTGTCTTCTTTTCTCTCATCGATATATGACTACCTTTGACATCTCCTACCTTCAATTTCAAAATGTCAGAGATTCTTAAGCCTGTATTGATTCCCATAATGAAGAGAATGTAATTACGTAAGCTCTTCTCCTTAAAATAATCTTTTAGCTGCTGTATTTTCTCTGGATCACGTATCGGCTGAACAAAATTCATTATTCATTACCTCCAGTTTCTTCAGTCTCATAAACTTCTAATCTAAGAGCAAAAGCAAGTTTATAAAACACTCTAGCCTTAACGCGTCGATAAGTACGCTCACTCATGCCAAGTTCGTTATATACAATATAATCGCATACATCTTCATCTTCTAAATAACGCTTAATAATAATGTTTCTTTGGTCCTTTCCAGCACGCCCATTGCCTAAACGACTAAGAAACTGGTCAATGCGAAATGACGTTTGCTTAATCCACTCTTCTCGTTTACTTTGCTGTATATTAGCCATTGCGACATCTTCTAATGGCTTTCCTACATCATTTGTAGGTCCGTGATATCTAATTTCATAAGAAGGAGTGACTTTCATTTCTTCACGCATCATTCCAAACTGTCTATATAAACGTACGCTTTCCAGAACACCTTCTAATTTTTTCTGCGTTGCTGCTCTATCGATTTTTGGTAAGAAAGATAATTGTTTAGTCATGTAAGACCACTCCTCTTTATTTTTATATTACTTTTGTCTTAATGCTCCACGTCTTCGTTCATATCGTGGTCCACGAATTCCCATTAAATCTTCAATGTCACGAGTACTTAATTTTTCTTTTCTTTTTTTCTGTTTTTTCTTCTTTCCTTGCTTGGATTGCTTTTTCCATTCACGTAATTGATCTCTTAGTGCCTTCATTTCCCCATCTCCCTTTTCAAAATAAAAAAGACACCTATTCCTAAAACAGCCTTAATTGCCGCTTTAATGAATTGGTGTCCTCTAGTTTTCTAGCCGGACTATATTCTGTTTGCTTTACTTTAAAATGCCAGCTTGTACAAATATATTTCTCCACGCTGTTTTTACACGGTCATTTTCAATCAATTTACCTCTACGGGCAATTGCCTTCTTTATTTTTCGTTTTTTAATCTTTTTCATCGTTTTTCCCCCTTTAATTTCACCTCAAAACGTATGAATCATTTTATACAGTGTTATTACTCGTTTTTAGACGTTTTATATTGTCCAAGACCTATTGCATTCAGAATTAATTTAAACGTTTAATTTCCTTATTATATGAATCCGTTTTTTCGGCAAAATGAAAATTTAGCTTTTGCTAGCTGCTCTTTTAAATTTACGTCTATTACTTCTTCTGTCTTCTCTTTTTGCAATCCACATTGGATCTATCCATCCAAACCACGCCGAAGACCATTCTTGCTTCTCTATAGTGAAGTTACGATGTAATTTCCGCTTTCGGCTACGCTCTTTGAGTTTTTTTAGCCGTCCATACTCTCCGCTAGCAGTTAGTGTAGATCTCCACCTATACATCCGCATATCCATTCCTCTTTTCTACAAAATGAAATTTTTATATTAATCTTCTATCAAGCTATTGACTAATGAACGTAATTTTTTCACTTCTTTTTTTAGCGCTCGTTTTTCATCATCAAGTTTCTCAATCTCATCCTGATAAAAATAATAAGGTTGATTGCCGCACCAAATTTTGTATTCATCATTATCTGGATCATAATTTACCGACAAGCATGAAGGTGGTTCTAACGACTGCACCACTTTTATCATTTCATCCCATGTTTTTGCCGTTGTGTACATTGACATCTTTTATTCATCCTCCTCAAGTACAGAAACCGTTAAATAGTTTCTCGCCTTCTTCCGCTTCCCTAACTTCCTCTGATAAGCTGGCGTTGTATAATAACGAACCGTTGCAGGAAGTACGCCCATATGTTGAGCGCATTCCTTTATGGTCCCGATACATACGAATGATTCACCTTTATACACGACGTACTCCTTTTTAGTCATTTTCTAGCTTCTTTAACAAATGCTATTTCTTCGATAAAAATATCAATTGGTAGCACCCAAGAAACGTACTGATTTTTACATCCGTTCCTATTCCATTTGAAAGTTGAATCTAAGTACATATCTTCATAAGCATATTTTCGTATAAAGTTAATTGGTAAATTACCTATACAAAAAATTATGTGATGACGGTTATATCTTTTTAACTGACGATTTCGTGTATGCCTCATTGTTACACCCCTTTGTTCCAAAATAGCGTTTTTATAAGAAATTAGTCATTCCATCTGAAATAAATGTAATGTTCGTAGTACGATCCGCTTATCAAAAGGTACTTCCTTTCTTCTTTTATAAACTCAACCTTTACACCGTCCAACAATTCTTGTAACTTTTCTATAAAAATTTTCGAAAGCATCATATGTTTATCTGGATTATCATAACGAATTTGATACTTATAACCTGAATATCCCTTTCCAGCACTTTCGATTATTGCCGATTCCATTTCCCCTGCAAATTCCAATACTTTTTCATCTATGGTTTTTTCTTGGATTTCTTTCAAATTCTCCACTAATGACATTTTCATTCTCCCTTCCGATTCAAATAACGTTTTTGTTTAATTTCTCCCTTTTATCACATAAGTTATAAATGTCTCACCGTTACGGTTAAAAGATACAATATTCATGCCATGATAATCTCTGTGCCATCTAAAAGTTGGGTCTAATCTATTAGGAAACTTCCCATCAAACTTTCGTATTGTTGAGATTTTGAAATTCTTCATTGCCATATATTTTTCTTTACCTATTTTTGTTATTTGTCTATTTCTTGTATGTCTCATCCGCTTCATTCCCCCTCCGAATAACAAATTTATTTAGCTTTTCTTTTCTTTTGGAAGACTATCTTTGACGTAATCACTCCCGAGACAGTGCGGTAACTGCACCTTCGTACATAATCCATAAAAAAGACATGTTTGACACTTCGCATCATCTTTTACACTTTTCAAAAGTTCCCCCTCCCTTCTATTCAAATAAGAATTTTGTTATAAATCAGTCATTGTAATCAGTATCATCAATTGCAATAAACTCTTTGTCGCATTTCGGACACTTCGCTACGTATTTAGGCCAATAAGTATCATCATAAAATCTGAATTGACTACCTTCCCCACAATGAGTGCATTTCCAATATCCTTGCATCCAACCACTAGTTTTTTCTGGATTATCACAACCAACCGAATAGACTAGATACGGTTCAGCTGTCTCAGGATAATGTGGCTTATACATAAAAGGCGTTAAATTAACCATTTCTCTTTCCCTCCAAAATAACTATTTTGTTAAGAAATCTTTTCTAATTCACGTTCGTCAAACCACGTACCAGGATGCTCTACAATGTTGTATTGCGCTGTGAAGAGCCTTACATCTACAGTTGGTTTCGCAAACCACCAATGATCTACTGTAACAATTTCACCAGTCTCTATAATCCGAACTTTTTCACCATCTTCAAAAAGGTGCTTTCTCTCTTCCATTTATGGCACTTCCTTTCAAATAACGCTTTTGTTTAGTTTTCTTCCTTAGGCAAAAATGCTAGTATCTCGTCGTAGATCATTACAGATAAATCCTCTAGTGTTTCAATTTCACCTTCGTCGTACATACTTAGTAATTTTCTAATATGATGCGTCATTGATTTTCCTCCTTTAGCAACTCTAAAGCTTGACTTGCAATTTTAATGAACTCTTCAAATTCACCTATTGTATCGAATTCTAAGTAGTTGTGTTCAAATTCAATACCCATGAGATTGTGTTCATTAGTGAAATTGTAGAAGTCTCCGTATGAATCTTTTCCATCTATAAATATATCTCTCATTAGTTTTCCTCCTTATTAATAAATCTGTGTTTACCTTCACCTTTTACATCTTCTCTGTGAGTTATATAACCATCCTTACCGCAATTCGGACACTTAAATCTAAGATGTCTTACTCCAGATGTACATTGAATAATATCTTCCATGCAATTCCAACACTTGTAAGTAAGCCATTCTAGGTTCATTTAATTACCTCTTTATCCTCATTTTTTGCTTTGCGAAGATAATCCTCATGAACCATCCATTGCCCTTCACATTCGTGTAATTCCACCCATAAAATTTTCGATGTTGCTCTTATCACTCGTGCTAACCCTTTTGACTCTGGATAATCCGGATGATCAACTATGACTTCATCGCCCTCTTTGAACCTCAAGTGTCTCCCTCATTTCTGTACAAAATTCAAATTTTGTCTTACTTCACTCTAGATTTAGCTAAACGTTCTGCAGCTTTTTGTCTTTGTTCATCCGACATTACTCGAATTTGTTTCATACTGACTTGTTTTTCTTGCAATACACCTTTTACCGCTATTGCTTGCCCGTCCTCTTCTTCTAAGGTCTGTAATTCACATAGATTGCTAAGTTTTCGAATGTGTTTAGGAACAGTAGAGTAAACCATCCACTTCTTTGTACTGTTGTCAAAAACTAGAGTTGTTTCTTGTTCTTCACGAGGATATGCCATTGTCTATTCTCCCTTTACATCCACACGCTTCTGACTTGCCTCTCGACTAAAACCATCTGGATATCTTTTTGCTAATTTTGCGATATTCATTTCAGCAATATCTTGCATTGTATATCCCATTTCGTGGGCCATAATTCCTACGTAATACATAATGTCTCCCAGTTCTAAAGCTAATTTATGAACATTTCCATTTTCTTCTCCTGGGCAATGCGATGGATCAAAACCATGGCCATGATAAATAGCTTTTTTAACAATGTCGGCAACTTCTCCAGCTTCCCCCGTAATCCCTAATGCTGCATTTGAAACACGAAATCCAAAATCAATTCGCCGATTCCAAGTACGTAATGTCGCTTCCTGATATTCATCTAAACTAACGATTTTATTTTTATTCATTTCAGCTTGTCCTTCCTTTGATTTATTGATTAATTTCGTTGCTTCCAATACACCATTTTCCATAACGTTCATTTTGTTTTCCCCTTCCTATTTAGCAAATTCCTAATCCTATCGGACGATTTTCAATTAAATACTTATCAGCCTGATCTATTACAAGGAGCGCAACCTCCGCTTGGTGTCTCCTTAGTGCTTCTGCCATCTCTGGTAAACTCATACCTTGATTCCACATTTCACGAAAACGAACTACATCTCTTTCATCCCAAATGAAGTTAGCTTCTTCTAAAGCGATGTATATTTTCAAACGTGATTCTTTCATCGCTTCATGATTTCTTGCTACACTCATAAGCGAACCTACTTTCTAAAAATGATTATTTTATCTTTTCAGTAAACTTAGTATCCACACGATCAACTTTACCGTTTACCCAAACCGCGACTTGCTCACCAAATCCGCTCATTGGTGGATTTACTGCTGTAACATTTCCGTCCTTCACTATTAAAAGCTTGTTGCTGCTAACATCAATTTCAATTTTTTTCATATATCCCTCTCCCTTTTACTACCGCATGTATTCGACAACATCAGGTTTGAATCCACTTCCTAAGTAAATCCGTACCGGAATTATTTCTTTTTTATCCCTTGCTGCCTTACACAATTCTTCAGCTGTATCCCAATTGAAAAACTTATCTACAGCTCTTTGAAATCTCCATATTGCCATTACATATTGTTCAAAGATGTCATAGCGATCATCTTGTTTAGTTGTGCGTGGTAACTCATCCGTACACTTTGCATTCTTTGGAACTTGGACGCGTACATCAGCGTATGTATTGCGTCCAGTTCCTTTTTTAACATTGGCTTTCATTACATCAAACTCACAAATTGCTGGCTCTACATCGAAAATATTTAGTTGTTTAACCATGGGCCATTTCACTCTTTTCAAGAATGTCCAGTAATTCAGTTGCTCCTTCTTTACTTAGAAACATTCTTCCATCCAGCAATTCCATGTTTGATTCAGAAACTTTACCCGTAACAAAGCATGACTTATCCTGTTTTCTTAAAACAATGTTTTCCCCTTCAACATGAAAGCCCAATGCTGTACCTTCAGCAATTCCTAAAGTTCTGCGTAACTCTATCGGAATTACTACACGCCCTAGCTCGTCCACTTTTCTTGAAACACCTGTGTTTTTCATAACTTTCTCCCCCTTGTTAGCTAACTTTTTGTTGTTGATTCCGTTGCAACTCTTGTTTCATTGACTCGAATTTAATTAAGTACGCTTTCCAACGCTTATCGTTTTCTTCTTGTTGCTGGATCGCTACTTCACAATTACAGCCTTCCGTTAGAGCTACACCTGGATAAGTTTCTTTACGAATAATTCCTGTATCATGACATAATACACACATGTTTATTCCTCCTTATTAGAATCTTTTCCCACTCAAACCTACTATTTTGGTATAATCTCCCTTGAAGGGAGGGAATTTTAATGAAAGATATTGTATTTACTTTAGAATTTGATGATGATTCCGCTAACTCACGTGCCAACGATTATTTAGCAAAAGGTTGGACTTTATTACATGTTGGCACGAAAGTAATTGATCTCTACAATGAGCAAACATACTACAACACCGCCTATGTTGTAGGTGCTAATCAAGACCAATATGATGCGTATAAAAAAGAGTTAGAAGAAGATCAATTCGAATTATTTTAAGACTTTTTGAACGTATTATGAATTACGCTTTTGTAAAGCTCTTCATCAGCTAGATGAAGGGCCTTATTTACCTCCACATAACTTAATTCACTTTTTAAGCATTCTTCTTTAATTTTCACCAATAAATTCTCCGTATCTTTTTTAAGGTCTTCTCTTCTAGCACTTGTCGGCATTCCATCCGTTAATTGAATTTTTTTCATTTTTATTCCTCCTTATTAGAAACCTAAATTTGCAAGCCTTTGATCAGCTGTTGTGAATTTCAAAACCTTTGAATCACCTAATAAACGACTAACTGTTTTAGCATCGTATTTATTAAAAAGTTGTTTTCCAGTAAAGTTTGTTGTGGTAAATGTACTCATTCCTTGTCTAGCGTTTGATACTGCATATAAAAGACGTTGAATGAAATCAGATGCCTGTCTATTTGAATCCGTTGATCCACTTTCTGCCCCAAGATCATCTAATACCACGAAATCAGCTTGTCCAATTAATTGAACGAAATATTGCAGTGTATATTTACTGCTCTTATCATCGAAAGAATCCATAATCATCCTTGTTATTGCTTCTAATTCCACATATAAACAACTTTTCATAAGGTGATAGTTTTCTTCCCCCTGACTGATATCCCAGAAATATTGATTTAATTCATGAAGCATGCTGTATGCTAGGAAACTTTTTGCCGTTCCTTGATTTCCTGTAAATACAACTTTTCTAATTTCTCCGTTCTTTACATCCTCCAAGGTTTCTTCTACAGCTTTCTTGTGACTAATCGTTTCATCACACCCGGTTCTGTAATCAGATAATCTTGAAAGAGGAATTTTCTTATTTGTAATAACACTAGCCTTTTCCAGCATGTTGAATTTCTGTAAACGGCTAATCTTCTTATAATGAGCGTTAGCTTGTTCTTCCAAAACCTTATTATTTTGCTCAACTACACATCTTGGACAAACAGGCTTCCCTTGATAAATAATCATTTGAACTGGCTTAATGATTGTTTGTCCACCTATTTCATAGGAGTGATTCATACATTGATCAGAATGGTAATTCACCTTCGATTCCAGGGATTCTGCCAGTTTTTTCATTGGTGTTGCCATTTCTATTCGCTCCTTTTTTACCTTTGTTTTTAAACTCTATTTCTGCTGCATTAACATCAGCTAAAGTACGAATGTTTTTGTTAACCCACTGTTTTAAAATACCCTCAGCATAATTCCATTTCTTCTGCTGTTTCAAAGCACGCTCCATAGCTGCTTGTACAAGTTCTTCGCTTGTATCGTTCACCCATTGCGAAATACTTTCAGCTATAAATGAGTTTAAAATACCGAAATTATTTTCGTAGAAAGAGAAGATGCTACTACTACTTACATTCTCTGTAGTATTCTTTGTAGTAATCTCTGTATTTGTCTTTACTTTAAAGTCAGGAGCTTCATTACTTTCATGTGAAGAGGTACCTGACTTTGAAGTGCCCCCCCTCTTTACTTCAAAGTCAACAGGGTCTTCTTCGACTTCTTGATACATACTTGATATGCTTTTTATTCCACTTACTATAGGTTCAACGAACATTACATTATTTAAAGTGATTTCATTTACAATGATTGTTCTAAATTCGATTATGATTAAGTTCATATCCACTAATAAGTCACAAGCTCGTTTAACTTGTAGTTTTGAAAATCCAAATGTTTCTGCTAATTGCTGATAACTCTTTTGTAACTTATCTGATTTGAATTTTTTCTTATAAGTAACCTTTCCAGTATATTCATCTCGAATAACTGTAGGACGATACCAATAGACGATTTCGCTTAATACCATAATTGCTACAATGTGAGGCTTACCATTACTAAAAGTGATGTAATTAAACCATTCATGATCCACTACATTACCTTTGAAATTTAATCCACCAATTTCAGTTACTACGTTTGCCATAAATAATTACCTCCTAATACAAACTGCCACATATGCTTGTCCGCTTTTGATTATTCGTTGAATTTCATAATGCAGATACCCAACCTTAAAGTACTTTTCAATCATTCGTTTTAATTCATCTTTGCTTTTTGCTAAATCCCAAAACTTATTAGGCAATAGCACTTGATATTCGATTAAATCCATGTACTATTTCCCTACTTTCCGTGATATACTTATAACAACTTGTTTTTTCTAAATGACCCATTGCCGTGGGTCTTTTTATTTTGTTTTACGTCACTCCAAGCCCATCTTTTTATCGGTTCGTAAGTAATGTAAAGTAGCAATATACTAAATGCGATAAACATTGCGAATATCACTAACGATGTTGTGTCTTCCACTAAATCACCTCCTTATTGTTCAGATATCCATTGCAACAAGAATTCTTTTACTTGTTGGGCTGGGAAATACCATTTACCACCTACTTTGTGTTTTGGAAATCTAGGGTCAAAAAAGAATGTTTTCTGTATGGTATTCCATCCCATACAAGTTCTTCTTTTTAACTCGTTAGCGTCCCAATACACTAACTCCGCATCGATTTCTTTAACTACTTCTTCAACTTTTGCAAGATAAAGATTTCTTACTTCTTTTTCATCGACTTGAACACTAATCATTTTTATGTCTCCTTTTCTATCAATTTTTAATTTTATTTGTTAAGAAATATAGTCATCTAATGCACTAGGTCTTTCTGGCGGATACCATCCTGCGATAAATCGCATAGCATTTTGATAATATTTTCTTGGTATTTTATCGTATTTAGCGACACCGAAATGTCTTTTTAATGCGCCGTAGATTCCCTGATACGATGCATTGTCATAACCTTCTTTTTTAAGTTCAAAAACACGTTGTTTTACTTTCCGTTGTACAGCTCCTTTGTGTTGCTCAGTAAGCCATAATTCGTTATCTACCAGAAGTTTCATTTTGTTCATTTCTTCTTCTGTATGATCTTGTCGTGATTTTATTTGTTTTAGTTCAGTCATACTATAGATAATTGCATCCTCAACACTTTCCGGTTGTTGCTGTGACTTTTGGATGTGCTCTTTCATTCGCTTGAATTCTTGTAAGAACTTAATTTTCATTTTCATTGCTTCTGGTGTTATGTAACTCATTGCAACAATCACGAATGCATCTTCTGTAAGATTGAACTTTGGATACCATTGTTTATTTTGATAATGCTGGTATTGGGTAGGCTCAAAGTTGAGCTGACCCCATTCCGTTTCATTTGCTTCAAACAATTTTTCCAGCTGAACCTCGATATCTCGAATTACATTTTTATGTTCTTTTCCGAACATTTGAGCCATTGTCAAGCTATCCGTAACTACTTGATCTCTTTCTATAAAGACAAATTCACTTATTGGATGTTGCAATACTGGTAATTGATTCATTTTCTTTTTCCTCCGTTCTCTTTTTCACTCTCGAAACGCGAGTGGGATTATAAAAAAAATTATCTACAGATACACCAAAGAACTCCGCAATTCGCATAGCTATATTCCATCTAGGATTCTTCTTTCCTTTTTCAATTTCACAATAATAGTTAGAAGAAATGTCTAGTTTTTTAGCTACCTCAAATTGCTTAAGACCTTTATTTTCCCGCAATTTGATTAACCATTCTCTTTTCATGTTTACCTCCGCTGTCGTTTGTTTGATTTTAGTATACTCGCGTTTCGCGAATAAGTAAATATCTTTTTAAAATTTTTTTTGGAATGAAATAAATTCGCGTAGCGCGAAAAAAATATTGATTTTGTTCCATGAAATGTTATCTTTATTTATAGGGAGGTTTTATATATGAACATAGGGGAACGTTTAAAGTATTTAAGAAACAAACAAAAATGGACTATGAAAGATATTTCTTCCAAATTAGGAATAGGAGATTCCACTTATAGCGGATACGAAACTAATTATAGAAAGCCAGATGCGGAAATGATTTGTAAATTAGCTGACTTGCATAATACAACAACTGATTATATTTTATGCAAGACTGACGATCCAACGTTAGATAAAGCAACATCTTCTAATATTAAAGATTTCTTTGATAATCAAAAATTACATTGGGACGGAAAAGAATTATCTGAGGATGATGTAGAAAGCCTTAAAGATTTATTAGAAGTTGCAGTTAAGAGAATGCTTAAATAAAGAAAAAAGGATTAGCAAGATGCTATTCCTTTTTTCAGTTGCAGATTTTGTTGAAATGAATGTAATTCAATTTCACTCAACAATCCCTGCTTATGTAATTCCTCTAACATATATACTATATCTGCATTCACATTTTCGCTCCCCAGTAATACTTGTATCATCTGTTTAACCTGTAATTCTACCCCTTTATTCATCACAAAAATTCCCTCCCTTTATTATTTGGAAAAAAATAGGTGTCGATTTTTGGTTATTCAACTAAAAACCAACATTCCCCCAAAATTACGAAAGAGGCTGCGCAATCGCAACCTCTAACTTTTTTGTTAACTATTCTCTTTTTATTATCAATGACCACCCGGTTCAACCATCATATATTGCACTTGATTTTTAACCGGCTGTTCTTTACTTTCCTTTGTTGTTGCTCCTACATTTAATGTTAGAGTAAATGCACTCATAACACATAAAATTGCCATACTAATTTTTTTCATCCTCATCCCACTCTCTTTTCTATTGATGCTAACACACGCTTCACAGCATTAGCATAGTGATAGTTTCCAACACGCTCAAAACGCTTAAGAGCTTCTTTTAATCCTAGTATATCATTGTTAATTCTGGAAATATAGTACATTATGAACGGAGATACAAATTTTCTTTCTCTAGATAGTTTTTCAAACATTTTCAAAGCTTTTTCCTTATTTCCATATAACCCCTCGTAATATGCGATTTCGGATAAATCAATACATGTAAAGTCTATTTTGTCTAAATTAAATCCGTTATCAATATAAAGAAAGGCTAATGTTGATTGAAATGATTTATACTTTCTACCATTTTTAGAGATTCCGTTGTCAACTAAATACTTTATACTTTCTAACAAGTACTTTTCAGCCTTAAGAACGTCTGTGAATAAAAAGCTTTCACCAAGGCAACATAACGCTGTCGCTTTTATAACTGGAACATCAATATCAGAATTCAATATTTCCTCACATTTCTTTCGACAAGCCTTCACATCTTCATTAAAAAGATTAATATAAGCAATACGATCATTGTAATGCATCTCTAAACAAGATTTTATGAATCCTTTGTTTAACTCGTTAAGGTTTTTTTCTACCTTATCAGTATAGGGTAACATTGCTCTATAATTAAAAATATCATACATAGAAAAGCTATATAACATATTTACTAAAACTTGTATTTCCGAATCATTCGAAAATGAAATTTCGTCCATTTTATCAATCATAGCTTGTCCACGAATTTTGTTTATATTTCTAAAATTATAAAGTTGATAAATTTTAAAATATTTTTGTAATTTTTTATGATTTTTATGTTTCTTTATAATTTTATCTATAGTCTCGTACTCACCAATCCCTTGGCAATAACATAATGCTTTACGGATGTTTAAATCTCCCATACATAACATAATAAATTCATTAATAATCTCTTTTCTTTCCTCCATATTTTCAAAGAGTACAGTGACTACAGGTAAAAAATTATCAAATTTCATTTCAGAAGTTTTACCGCTTACCGCATCCGTTATTACTACACGATCTACTCCAGTTTTTCTTTCAATATCAGGGAAAGTTAATTCCATTTTATCAGATTGTTTTTTAATACGTTTCATTAGCTTTTTCATTTTGCTCCTCCTAATTGGAACAAAGACACTTCGCTTTTTCTCAAATTCAACAACGGGAAAATCAAACCATAGTAATGATTTAGTAATATCGGCATGTTATAATGTAGGTGTTACTCATGTAGTAACCGAAAAGAGACTTATGGCAGATGTTCCCCTTGTGAGTCGGGAGAACGGTGTGAGAGTGGGCCAAATCACTCTTACACACGCTGTGAGTCTTTTTTTCGTTCCGTTTATTTTATTATCATAATAGCACAAATTTCTCAAAATTCAGTCGTATAATTATCAGATAAATATTGAGAAAATCAAGAAACTGTTTTACAACAACGTTTCTAGCATTAAACAGAATCAAATATGCAATTCTGCATTTTCCCCACTGGATGAATACACAAGAATATTTTACCACTAATCAAGTAAAAAGAGAACATCAGTTCTTATTTTCGTTATTTTTTATACAATTTAACAATCACTTTACATAAACTGATTGTTTTGCAATCATATATAGTATGTTGAATACTTAAATACTATACTCGAATTATGAAAGCATTAGAAGTATTTGGTCAAAATTTAAAGAAGCTTAGAAAATCTAGGGACTTAACACAAGAACAACTCGGTCAACAACTAAATCTCAGTCGAAATCAGATAAATAATTATGAGAATGCAATGTTCGAACCGAGCATGGAAACACTTCTTCAAATCAGTTCTTTTTTTAATGTATCGTTAGACCTATTATGTAATGGTTCTAACAATACAAATGACGTATTGTTGCGTAACACTCTCGAGGAAGTTCAACAAACGTATGCGGCGTTAGAAGAACCCAAACGAGAGCGTTTTTGCAAACAACTCGTATTTTATTCTAAAGTCTTAGCCGAGACTGACGAGTTGTTATGA